TCAGTACTAGTGGCTCGACAGCGACAGGTCTCTAGATAACCGGTATTGTACCTGCATACCCGCCCGGGTATCGCGACTGTAGATATAGCCCAGAAACGTCCAGGCGCCCTATACTAGTTCTGATCCCAGGTTTCTTCCGCCTCCATGGTTAAGCTAGTATATGGAAGAAACCAGGGATCAGGGGCGTTGCGGAAAACTCCGAAGAGTGTACTTGGCCAACGCCCAAATCCTACCTTACAACCTGTACAGGTGAAGCTTTTAACTTACATAACGCAAGGTCTATATCCTATATAATACTTGACAATCCTTTTGTCAAGTGATAAAAACAAATCATGCAAAATAAAACAGAAAGAGGAAAAATGACTAGACTACGATTAAATCAAGAGTATCGGAACAAGATAGCAAATAGAATGAGAGTACATCTTGAACAAGAGGACACGCAAGAAAAACAAAAGTATGATGAACTAAAAGCAAATCAGATTGACTTAAATGACAATGCGTGGAAAGTTGCTGAAAATATTGTTAGACGACACTATACTTTAGATGATGTTGAGAAAGCATACTATCTTCAAAATAAATTTGAAAATGTTTCAACTATTGCAAAAGATAGTTGTTTTCATTTTCATTATATGGGCGAGAAAGAAGAACGAGATTATGACAACAATGTTAAAATCGTTCCAGCTACTATTGAAAAACATTTTGATTTTAGATTAAATGGCGACATTGATGTTGATACCAATAATAGTTATCATTCTGGTAGTCATAATGATTATGGTTATGCTTTGTTTAGAGATGAACTAAAAGCACAAGAAGATTGCAACCCAGATATTTTGATTGAGCAAGAGGGTAAAGACAACAATCCTCATAAAACAAAATATGTTGAGAACAATAATAAATATCTTGGCGACGACAACAAAGGTTATGGCAAACAATGGAATGAGAAATATCAATTAGATTTAATTGGTAGAGATTATTGTAGAGATAGGTCTATTGCTTGTACTAAAGAAGAATTTTCTTTTTTGATACAATGGAAACAAGCAAAAGGTCAATTTGTTATTGCACACCAAAAATGGATTAACTCTATTTTAGACCAGATGAAAGAAATTAAAGTTGGTTTAAAAGGTTATAAATATTTAGATGAAGCATTAGAACTTTGTACTGAACTTGGTTTAAATATTACCGACGCAGAAATTGTTAGAACTAATAGTACAGGACTTGTTATTTATAACCCTAAAAATCTTGCAGAAAGAATTAAGGGAATGAAGAACAAGAACTCTAGTAGAGCCGATAAAATTAAAGCTAGATTATTGTATGAAAAACAACAAGAGGAATATGCTTATAAAGATATAAATTAAGCTATTGACAATTATGGGACTATCCTATAAGATAGTCCCCAGAAAGAGAGAAATACAAATGACTAATAATGAACTACCAAAAGATACAATAGGTTATATTACTTATTGGTGTAATAAATACAAATCACACATAACAAGACGAGGGAAACACGACGAGAAATCCCAAATCAAAACAAACAAACAAGGTAAAGAATATTATGTTTATTATGATTGTGATAAACACGATTATAGGTGTGCAACAGGAAATTGGAAAGCGAGGGCATAATGAGTTTTAATTGGTGCCATGGTCCGAATTGCCATAAATCTCATACACAGGACCGAGTGCGAGGAAGTAAAGGCAATAAGGTATTAAGAACTAGAAAGGTTACACTCAATAATTGGAATTCAGATTCCATATGGCGATTTTTTTGTAGTCAACAATGTATGCTTAATTTTATAGCTAAACATATTGATAGAGTGTTGGCTATTGAGCCAAGACGAGAGCCACTAGAAACACCAATCAAGGACCCTGTAAAAGACTCATCAAGGTATTATAATCAATGGACCATTGAAGAAAGGACTTGACAATGATTGACTTATCCTATATATTCAAGGACATGACAGAAAGAAATATTAAAAGAACTAACCCATTCTCTGGCCTGTCTGAAATGTTAACAAAAGAAGAGGCAACTCTTTACGATAACATTAAGACAGCAGAAGAGAACGAGGACTACGATACAGTCCGAAAAGGTCTTAGTAAGTTTAGTAGGTTAAATGCTCCTGCTTATATGACTTTACTAGACTAACTCTCTCTACTGGGGCGGTCATCCTAGGCTATCGCCCCAGGGATCCTAAACAAAAACCAAAAATCTTTTTATTATAAATATCGATACCCGAACTTACAGCAAGGGGTCCCACTACTTCAGGTTATATTGCTTGATTTAGACAGTTATCCCTGGTAAAAACATTTTCATCACTTTAAGGGGTGCAAAAAATTTTTTAAAAATTTTTATGGAATTGAATAATATAGACATAAGTAAACTACCTGCAGACGTACGTAAAACTTTTAAACAACTAAAAATATTACATGCAGAAAAAAAGATACAGAGCAAAGCTAAAAATGACTTCTTGTCTTTTGTAAAATGCGTTTGGCCAGAATTTGTAGAGGGGTCCCATCACAGGCACATAGCAGAAAAATTTAATAAACTTGCTACCGGCGAAATAAATCGTTTGATAGTGAACATGCCACCCAGACATACAAAATCAGAATTTGCATCTTACCTCTTGCCAGCATGGATGGTGGGCCGTGAACCAAGGCTCAAGATCATTCAAGCAACGCACACAGGTGAACTAGCCGTGAGGTTTGGTAGAAAAGCCAAGAACCTAATTGATAGTGAAGAATATTCAAAAGTTTTTAAAACAACTCTACAAGAAGATAGTAAAGCAGCTGGTCGTTGGGAAACGGCACAAGGTGGTGAATACTTCGCCGCCGGTGTTGGTGGAGCAATAACAGGTCGTGGTGCTGATCTTTTAATCATTGACGATCCACACTCGGAGCAAGACGCAATGTCAGCAACAGCCATGGAGTCAGCTTATGAATGGTATACATCAGGTCCACGTCAACGTTTACAGCCAGGAGCAAAGATAGTCTTGGTTATGACTAGATGGAGTACAAAAGATTTAACAGGGATGTTATTAAAAGCTCAAACAGAAGCGAAAGCTGATCAATGGGACATAGTCGAATTCCCAGCGATCATGGACCACGAAACAAAGCCCAAACCAGTATGGCCTGAATATTGGAAGTTAGATGAATTAGAAAAAGTAAAAGCAACTCTACCGGTTGGTAAATGGAATGCACAATGGATGCAAAGACCAACTAGTGAAGAAGGAGCAATACTCAAAAGAGAATGGTGGCGAACCTATAACAAAGAAGATATTCCGCCATTGTATCATGTCATACAATCTTACGATACCGCGTTTTTAAAAAAGGAGACAGCTGATTATAGTGCAATAACAACATGGGGTATATTCTATCCGTCAGAGGATGAAGGAGCTAATTTATTGCTTCTTGATGCTATAAAAGGACGATACGAGTTCCCTGAACTCCGGCGTTTAGCATTAGAGCAATATAAGTATTGGCAACCAGAATCTGTTATTGTAGAGGCAAAAGCTTCTGGTTTACCTCTAACTGCAGAACTTAGACAGATGGATATACCTGTTGTTAACTTTACACCCAGCAGAGGAAACGATAAGCATGCACGTGTAAATGCTGTTGCACCTTTGTTTGAATCTGGTATGATATGGGCTCCTGAGCAAAAATTTGCAGAGGAAGTTATCGAGGAGTGTGCAGCATTTCCATTTGGTGATCATGACGACCTAGTGGACTCGACAACACAAGCGATCATGCGTTTTAGACAGGGCGGTCTAATTAAACACCCAGAGGATTATATAGATGAACAGGCAGAAAAACCTAAAAGGAATTATTACTAATGGCAATTAGAGTAGGCATGAGCGTTGCAGAAGCGATAATGCAACTTACAAAAGGTTTCAAGAAAATGATGGGCCGTGATCCAAGCGGTTTGGAAAAAATAAAAATTCAACAAGAAGCAGTACGAAGAGTTGAGGACTTGAATAAAGTTGTCGACATGGAAGGTAAAGTTATTGATACATCAAAAGGTATCAT